CAATAAACGTCTTTGATCCTGAAGGCGTATTTAATTTCGGTAAACAAGGATAAGTCACCATTTCCCAACGGGACACTTAGCATTTTGCAACATAGACTTAGCAGCCATAAAACAACCACACTTCTGGCATGTTTGTGTCCTTGGTCTAAAGAACTCACAGCCTTTACAAATTTCTAATCGCTCTGCTGCTACTTCTTCTGGAGATCTTGGAGATCCATTAAATAGGTCCCATGGCTTTACGTCATCACTCATATATCCCATTATAGCCTATGTAGATATATAATTCCAATGTTTGACATTACTAGAGTATATTACTCTTATGTTGTCAGGGGGAGGTTTGTATACTCTATTTTTCGGCTTAACTCGTATCCCGCCGAATTTGAAATAAAAATAATGTATAATAGTGTTATTATGACAGCAACTGACTGGGCTCAATTTATTCTCGCTTTGCTTTCAATTGGCGCAATTATAATTGGGGCGATTCGCTGGTACATAAAGATTCAAGTTAAACCTATCATCGAAGCCGTAGAAGATATCCGCGCCGAAACTAAAACCAACGGCGGAACCAGTATGCGTGATGAAATTAAATCAATTAAATGTGAGCAAGAAGAAGCAAAGGTTTTGCGTAAGGCAACTAGTGATAAACTTGATCATATGTACGAAGTGTTATTAGACTTTGTTTCTCGTTCTAAATAACTACTATATATAAACTATCTTTTAAAAACCTTAACTACAGTATATTCTTTTCTTATATATATTTAGTATACACTATTTGATACCTGGCTAAAATAGACTTATAGTAACAAAACGGACATATAGGATTATAACGATTTGATAACTCTTTTATATACCTGGTGTTATACGCTTAATTATGGCATATATAACCTTTTGTTATAAAACTTTATTTACTGGCATAAATTAATGTTATAATGCTTATGCTGGCACTCTAGGTTGCTACCCCCCACCCTACGGCGCCTAGGGTGTCCAGTTATGAATTATGGTATAATCGATATTATGTGTACCCCTACAACCGAAAAACTTGGTGCCACACCAGCCAACATTCAATGGAACGTTGTTCGTGGAGATACAGCAACGCTTAAGATAGAGTTTTTTGAAGACGATGAGGTTACACTTTACGATACTTCTGGTTGGACCTTTGAGGCAACATCTTATGATCCATTATCGGATGTTCTAGATTTATTAACAATAGAGTCCTATGAAGAAGGCGTTGTTTATATTATTGCAAAAGGAGAAATTACAAAGAACTGGGGCGGAACAAAGTATAAGCCAGTTGTTGCAGAGTTAAGATTTGATCTTCAGGCCACAATTCCTGGAGATGGTGTATCTGGTGGCGGAGGAGATGAAGTTACTCAGTGGACACCAGTTATTGGAACAATTTGTGTAATAGGTGATGTAAGCGGTACGTTATGATAGTTAAAGTAACACCAGCCCAAGTAAATATTCCTCCTGTAATTAAAGTCGGAACTAAAGTTTATAGAACACAGTCAAAGTAGTAAGATAGTCTATGGCAAAAAGCATGGACTCCCCACAACCCCTTAAAAGAAAAGGGTTTTCTCAAGCAATTCAAGAATCCGCTGCTCAACAACCTACAAATTTAAAAGAGTATATACCTGTTCCTGGACTAAATGGCGAAAGAGGCGAAAGAGGACTTAAAGGTGATCCAGGAGAAAAGGGCGAGACTGGTCCGCAAGGTCCAAAAGGTGATACGGGTAGGGCAGGACCGCAGGGACCTCGTGGTGAGTCAGGTAAAGGCGGAGAGGGCTATGATTCACCATCTGGACAATATCCAGGTTGGGCTTATTACAAAAATAATTCAGACAGAATAACTAGCCTAGGACCAGAAAGAGGCGATGATGGTTGGGTATCTATTAATTTTAATACAGATCCAACCTTTTACCTTGAAGACTATATTCCAAAAAGTCTGCCCTCTTTATGGTTACCAGATGTAGGCATGTTTAACTTTAAAGGTTTAAAAATTGGGGCCAAGGCAGATATAAGATACGACTTTACAATTACGACTAGTTCAAACTATACGGATTTGTGGTTTAGAACATTTAATGAAAAATATGAAAACTCTCCAACATCCTATGTGGCAAACCTTAAATATCAGTATTCTTACGATATTTCAGTATTACAAACAGTATATATAGACAGTCAAAAAATTAAAAGTTATGGGCTAAAGCCTCAAGCAAGGACAGATTTAGAAAGTTCAATTCTATTAAAAGGAATCTATATTTCAATCTGTTAGTGGTATAATAAACTTAGGAGGAATAATGGCATTTCCAGGCACATATAATTTTAGTTACTACCGTGGTGATACGTATCAATTTATCATCCGTCCCAAAAACGCAAATGGAACAACATTTTCCCTAGATGCTTATGAAGGCAACGCAGACTTTACTATTGCAAATGTGCGTGGTAGCACTGGTACTCAAGTTGCAGCAACAGCCACGGTAGATACAGCAACAGACATTGTTACTTGTACCATTACTGGCACACAAGGAAGACAACTTGTTGCTGGAACAACATATGTTTATGACGTTCAGATTGATAATGGAGCAGGTGTTATTTTTACACTTTTGACAGGATCCATCACAGTAACAGATGACGTAACTGGAGCGGTTTAATGCCAGATGTAGTATTGTCTAATGATGACCTAACTGTTTTATCTGGACCAGAAACAATTGAACTTCTTGTTGATATTGGTCCAACTGGAACTCGTGGTAGCAAAGTTTTTGTCGGTGTTGGAAATCCAAACTCGGTTGCTATATCAACCAAAATATTAAATGACCTATATATTAACTCTGCACCTGGATCAGATTATGGATATTTATACCAATACGTTTCAGAGCCTGGCGGAGATACTTGGGTAGAGGTTTTAAAGATTGCTCCCGCAATATATTCAAAAATACATACTGTAACTTTTGGAGCAGGATCAGATGCTGATTATGGAAGCGGAATGATAATTATTCCAATAACAAACATAACATCAGTTACTGGTTTAGGGGCAAACAATTTTACTGTTCAACATTCTATTATTAATTCAAAGCCCCTAGCAAGTTCTATTTCTTCAATTGCAGTATCTGGATCAAACCTTGTTATAAGTCTTGAAGCAGCAAAGTACGATGGCGTCTGGACACCCCTTGCAACAGAATCCTCTGTCCATTTATTTGTTTCGGTTGTGATATAATGAATAAGGTGAAATGACATGGCATCTGAATCTATTGGCGCAATTTATCCCACACAAATACCTGGGTACGCAGACAATGCTGACATTCAAGCAGCGTTTAGACTATATCACTACGGATCTTCATCATACAATACAGCAAATGCAAATACCGCAAATCTTATAGAACCATCAATTGCCCATACATTAAACTATCTTCAAACACAGGTTACAAACCTTAGTGGAGGTGATAGTGTAGCCAAATCTATTATTGATGCTAAAGGCGACTTAATTATAGGCTCTGCAAATGATGCAGTTGATAATCTAGCAGTTGGAAGCAATGACTTTGTTTTAACAGCCGATTCAGCACAAACTCTTGGAGTTAAATGGGCAGCCCCATCTGTAGGTCTTTCAAATTCTGTGACTTTAACAAATAAGACAGTTGCTCTTGGTTCAAACACGGTATCAGGAACAATTGCACAATTTAATACAGCAGTTACTGATGCAGACTTTGCAACTCTTGCGGGAACAGAAACTATAACTAATAAAACCTTAAAGTCTCCACAAGAGTTTATGACAATATCTGCAACTGCAGCAACAGGAACAGTTAATTTTGATATTGTTACTCAGTCTATTCTTTATTATACAACTAATGCATCTGCTAACTTTACTCTTAACTTCCGTGGCGATTCTGGAACAACCCTTAATTCACTTATGGCAATTGGAAATTCTATTACTTTAGTATTTATGAATACCAATGGTGCAACTCCTTATTACCCAACAGCAATTACAATAGATGGCAATGCAGTTACTCCAAAAATTCAAGGCGGTACAGCAATTACTTCTGGCAATGCAAGTTCTATTGATTCTTATTCAGTTACAATCATTAAAACTGCTAATGCGACTTTTACAGTCCTTGAGGCCCAAACGAAATTTGCTTAAATGAGTCCACTCATTAGTATAGTTGGGTCTCGTGCATTTGGATTTGGCGGTGGATCATTAGTTCCACAAGCCCCAACAATTGGAACTGCTACTAATGTTGGCACTTCTCGTGCCTACAATAATGGATCTGCAACGGTTACCTTTACTGCTGCTGCAAGTGGACCAGAAGCAACTTCATTTACAGCAACCTCTAGTCCTGGTGGTTTCACAGGCAGTTCTGCTTCCTCACCTATTACAGTAACTGGTTTGCAATCAAGTATTTCTTATACATTTACGGTTACAGCAAATAATGCTTCAGGTTCATCTATTGCTTCATCGGCTTCAAATAGTATTACTGCAACTACAGTTCCACAAGCACCAACAATTGGAACTGCTACGGGTGCTAACTCTTCTGCAACTGTTACTTACACAGCGGGGGCAACAGGTGGTGCTGCAGTTTCTTCATTTATTGCTACTGCATCTCCTGGAGGAGCAACAGGCAGCGGTGCAAGTCCTATCACAGTTTCAGGATTATCAAATGGAACTGCTTATACATTTACAGTAACTGCTACAAATGTTAACGGTGTTTCATCTGCATCTAGTGCAAGCAATAGCGTAACTCCAGCAGCCACTGCCCCTTCTTCTGTAGAATACGTAGTAGTTGCAGGCGGCGGCGGTGGTGGCCGTCAAAATGGAGGCGCAGGCGGCGGCGCAGGTGCAGGTGGAGTTCTAACTGGATCAGTAGGTGTAAGTGGAACCGTTAATGTAACTATTGGTGGTGGCGGTTCTGGATCTGGTAGTTCTACTAACGGACAGAACTCTGTCTTTGGCTCTATTACTGCAACAGGTGGTGGTGCAGGAGGTACTGGTGGTGGGGCTGCTTCTACAGGTGGTTCTGGTGGCGGTGGTTATACTCCTAGTGGAACTGGTGCTACAGGAACAAGTGGTCAAGGCAACTCAGGTGGAAATGGATCAAACGGTACCGTTGGTTCTGGTATTTGGGCTGGCGGAGGTGGTGGCGCTGGTGGCGCTGGTGCATCTGGCCTTGTTAGCGGTATTGGCGGTGCTGGCACAAGTACATTTGCAGGAACCTTTGGCGGAGGTGGTGGCGGTGGTGGTAACTCTAACCAAAGCGGCGCTGCTGGTGGTTCTGGAGGTGGGGGTGCAGGTTCTAATGCTTCTTCAGTAGGCACTGCAGGAACTGTTAATACTGGAGGTGGCGGTGGCGGTGCTGCATATCAGGCAGGCGATGCAGGTGCAGGTGGTTCAGGAATAGTAGCCATTAGATATTCAAATACTTTCACTGCTGCTTCATCACAATCTGGCGCTTCATATTCAAATAGCGGCGGGTATCATAATTACACTTGGACAGGAAGCGGAAGTATAACATTCTAGTAGAGCAAAAAAACTACCTTTTGGGTAGAAATTGATTAAACGATTAAATACATAATAAAAATATCTATAATGACAAAATTCAAAAATTAAAAGGGAATAAGTCAACCTACTAATATAAAAATATGGTACAATTTGGTATAGCACCATTACAATAATGACAAAATCATTATATGTATAAAAAGGAGATATAAATGGCAACAACATACAAGACAATTGCTCAAGCAGCACCAGCGGCAACAACGCTGACTACGCTTTACACAGTTCCGTCATCAACCTCTGCTGTGATCTCAACGATCATCATCTGCAACCAGGCAGCCTCTGCTGCTACATACCGCATTGCGGTAAGCCCAGCAGGTGCGACAGCAGAAGCAAAGCACTACATCGTTTACGGTGCAACAGTTGCTGCTTCTGATACAACTGCGTTAACACTTGGTGTAACACTAGCGACAACAGATGTCGTACGTGTATATGCTTCAACAGCAAACCTATCATTTTCATTATTCGGTAGCGAAATTTCTTAATAACCAGTTAGGGGTAATTTAAATGACTATCACTAACAAGGTTTCACTCAAGAGCGTCATGTTAGGTGTTACTCCTATTGCTGACGTTCCAGATACCCCGACTATTGGTACTGCAACAAACGTAGGTACCTCTCGTGCTTATAACAATGGTGCTGCAACAATAACTGTAACTGCAGGTGCAACAGGTGGATCTCCAACTTCTTACGTAGTAACAAGTGACCCAGGCTCATTTACGGCTACATCTGCATCTCCTGTGACAGTAACAGGATTACAGACTGGAACTTCTTACACTTTTACAGCAGTGCCTACTAATTCAACAGGAAGTGGGCCAGCGTCTTCTTCATCTAACTCTATTACAGCAACTACCACTGCACAAGCACCTACCATTGGAGCAGTTACTAATAATGGTTCTGGTCGTGCATATAATAATGGATCTGCATCTGTTGCTTTTACGGCTTCTGCTGCTGATGGTGGCTCTGCTATTACTGGTTATACAGTTACTAGTACCCCTGGTTCTTACACAGCAACTGGTGCGTCAAGTCCACTTACTGTAACAGGTCAGCAGTCAGGAACTGCATACACATATGCAGTTACTGCAACAAATGGTAATGGCGTTTCTACTGCATCGGCTGCATCTGCATCTACAACAGCAACCACTGTTCCACAGGCTCCCACTATTGGAACTGCTACTGGTGGTACATCTGGTGTAGTATCAGTTCCGTTTACTGCTGGTGCTACAGGTGGTTCTGCTATTACTTCGTATACTGCAACTTCATCTTCAGGACGTACTAATACAGGAGCATCTTCTCCTATTACAGTAACTGAGGTTACTGCTGGTTCTTACACTTATACAGTTACTGCAACTAATACTAATGGTACATCTGCTGCAAGTAGTGCTTCTAACTCTGTTACATCTGCCTTTACTGTTGCTGTTTCTTACTTTATAATTGGTGGTGCTGGTTCTGGTGGTAAAGGTACCCCAGGTGCCTGTTACGGAGCAGGTGGAGGTGCAGGTGGTTATTACTCAGGTTCAACTAACCTAACTCCTGCAACATACACAATTACAGTAGGTGGTGGTGGAGCAGGATCTACAGGTACTAATACTAAAGCAAATGGAACTGCATCAAGTGCACTTGGTTTAACTGGTGGAGCAGGTAACGGCGGATTCTCTGGTCCAGGTACTTCTGGTACAGGAGGTGTTTCTGGTTCACCACAAAATAATGGTGGAGCAGGTTACAACGTTCAAAACTCATCTGGTGGTGGAGGTGCAGGTGGTGCTGGTAACGTAACTACTGGTGGTCCTGGAGTGGGAACTTCTATTTCAGGTACTTCAATAACCTCTGCAGGAGGCGGAGGCGGTGGCTCTGGCGATAGCGCTGCAGGTTCAGGTGGTTCAGGCCTTGGTGGAAACGGCGCATCAGCAGGCGGTACACCAACTAGCGGTGTAGCCAACACTGGTTCAGGCGGAGGTTCTATGCGTGGTGATGACGGCGCAGCAGCAGGTAGTGGTTCATCAGGTGTAGTTATTATTAGTGCAGCACGAGCAGCAAACTCAACGACTGGCGGACCAGCAGTTAACACTTCAGGTTCAAACTATGTTTATACATTTACGGGCTCAGGCTCAATTACATTCTAAGGAGAAATAAAAAATGGCACATTTTGCAGAACTAGATGACAACAATAAAGTACTAAGAGTTATTGTAGTCAATAACAGTGAAATACTAGATGAAAATAATCAAGAGTCTGAGCAAAAGGGCATTGACTTTTGTTTCAATCTATTTGGTGGTCGCTGGGCGCAGACTTCCTATAATGGAAACATGCGTAAGAACTATGCGGGAATTGATTATTTGTATGACCAAGAACGTGATGCTTTTATTGAACCAAAACCATTTGAATCTTGGATTCTAAATGAGGAAACCTGTAAATGGGAACCACCAGTTGATTATCCAATACTTGATGAAGCAGATCCTAAGTATTATACCTGGGATGAAGCAACAATTTCCTGGGTAGAAATTCCAACGGAATAAATAAGATATAATACTAATATGTCAATACGTAGAGCAAACGATGAACGCATTGAAGGAACTCCAGATGGTCTAACAGCAGTATCCGAGATCATGGACTTTCCTGATGCCCCAACAGTTAGCGCTGTTAACGTAGGCACTAGCCGTGCATATAACAATGGTTCTGCTACTGTTACAATAACAGCGGTTGCAACAGGTGGAACTCCTGCTACATATAATGTTATTAGTACACCAGGTTCATATACTGCTAGTGGTGCTTCTCCACTTACCGTGACGGGATTGCAAAGTGCAACATCTTATACATTTAAAGCAACAGGAGTTACATCTACAAGCGTAGTAGGTATTGAATCTGCTGCATCTTCTTCTATAACAGCAACAACTGTTCCTCAAGCCCCTACTATTGGAACTGCATCTGGCGGCGGAGAAGGTGGTGTTGTATCTGTACCATTTACCGCAGGCGGAACAGGTGGTTCTGCTATAACAACTTTTACTGCAACATCATCTTCTGGACGTTCTAATACTGGAGCATCCAGCCCTATTACAGTAACTGAAATTACTAGTGGTACTTATACTTATACAGTTACTGCAACTAACGCAAACGGTACATCTGCTGCATCTTCTGCATCTAATTCTTTAACTTCTACTTTTGGATTTACAGTTAGTTATACAGTTGTTGCTGGAGGAGGTGGAGGCGGTTCTAACAATACTGGCGGTGGCGGCGGCGCAGGTGGAATGTTAGATGGTTCAGTAAGTCAGGTTCCTGCTTCTACTAACCATACCGTTACGGTTGGTGGTGGTGGCGGTGCTTCATCAACAGGCTCAAATAGCGTTTTTTATTCTATAACTGCATACGGCGGAGGTGCTGGAGGCAATGATAACGCAGGCGGCGGCGGCGGCGGTTCTGGCGGCGGTGCTGGTGGTGGCGGTGCAGGCGGTTCTCGTGGTGGCGGTGCTGGAGTTGGTGGCCAAGGAAGTAATGGTGGAACTAATACTCTTTCTTCAAGATATGCAGGCGCTGGTGGTGGCGGTAAAAGTGCTGCAGGTGGTGATGCTGGAGGACTGGCTCCACAATTCCCTGCAGGTTCTGGTGGTAACGGTGCTGCTTCATCAATTAACGGTGTTACTTACGCAGGTGGCGGTGGTGGTGGTAATCAAAATGCTTCTGGTCCTGGTACTGGTGGTACAGGCGGCGGTGCTAATGGAGGATCTTCTTCAACAACTGGACCTGCTGGTAGTGCTAATACTGGCGGTGGAGGTGGTGGTGTTGGTTATTCAGGCGGTTCAGCAAATGGCGGTAATGGAGGTTCTGGCATCGTAATTCTTAAATATCCAGACTCTAAAACAATCTCACTTAGTGGGGTTTCTGGTTCAACATCTGGTCCTGCTGGTGGATTTAAAACAACAACTATCACTTCTGGTAGTGGAACTGTGAGTTGGTCATAATGGCACATTACGCACTTTTAGACGATCATAATAGAGTAACTGAAGTTATTACTGGACTTGACGAGACTGAACTGATTGATGGATTAACTCCTGAAGTTTGGTATGGAAATTTCAGGGGACAGAAGTGTGTTCGTACTTCTTACAATGGAAACATACGTAAAAACTACGCTAGTATCGGATTTACTTACGATGAAACTCGTGATGCTTTTATACCAGGAAAACCTTTTGATTCATGGCTATTAAATGAAGAAACTTGTTTGTGGGAAGCACCTACACCTAGACCCACAGATGACAAACTATATATCTGGAATGAAGTAACTACCTCTTGGGTAGAAATTCCAACGGAATAAACAGAGTATAATACTAGTATGTCAGTACGTAGAGCAAGCAATGAAAAATTTTCATTAAGGAACGTTATGTCAGGCATTACTCCTATTCCTGATGTTCCAGATGCTCCTACTATTGGTGCCGTCACAGATTTAGCAACTGGTAATTCAGTTTCAGTTGCATATACAGCAGCAGCAACTGGTGGCACAGTAACAACATTTACAGCAACCTCTACTCCTGGTGGATTTACAGGAACAGGTGCCTCTCCTATTACAGTTGCTGGATTAACAGATGGAACTGCCTATACATTTAAAGTTAAAGGAACAAACTCAACTGCTGTTGGTCCAGAATCTGCTGCATCTAATGCAATAACTCCTGCACTTACTATTAATTATTTAGTTGTTGCTGGTGGTGCAGGCGGAGGTAGTGGAGGAATGGCTCCAGCAGGTGGTGGCGGTGGTGGAGCAGGTGGTCTGCGTTCAACCGTTACTGCAACTGGCGGCGGTGGAAGTTTAGAAACCGCATTACCTGTTACAGGTGGTGTTGGTTATACAGTAACTGTTGGTGCAGGTGGTCCTGCTTCGACTAACGGTTCTAATTCTGTATTTTCTACTGTTACATCTTTGGGTGGTGGTACAGTTAATACTTCTGGAGGCTCAGGCGGCGGAGGTTCCTGTAATAACTCTAATCTTCAACCAGCAGGTACTTCTGGTCAAGGCTTCCGAGGTGGTTCGGGTTCAAATAACAGTAATGTGTTTGGTCCTTCGGGTGCTGGCGCTGGCGGCGGCGGCGGTGCTGGTGCCGTTGGTAATAATGGAAGTGTTGATAATGGCGGTGCTGGTGGTTCAGGTGTAGCAGTTTCTATTACAGGGGTATCAGTTACTTATGGTGGTGGTGGTGGCGGTACTGGAGGTGCAGGTCAAAATGGATGTAGTTACGAAGCCGAAACAGGATCTCCTGGTGGTGGCGGCGCAGGAGGTGGCGGTGGAGGCCGTAATAACGGACATTCTGGCTATGGCGCTACTGCAAATACTGGCGGTGGAGGCGGTGGCACAAAATGTGGTGGCAATGGTGGTACTGGCGGTTCGGGTATTGTTATTCTTAAATATCCTGACAATAAAACAATTACAATTGGTGCTGGTTTAACAGGTACAACAGCAGCACCAAGTGGTGGATTTAAAGTATCAACTATTACTGCTGGTACTGGAAATGTGAGTTGGGCATAATGGCATATTACGCATTCTTAGATAGCAACAACATTGTTACAGAAGTTATTGCTGGTATTGACGAAACAGAAACCATTGAAGGCTTAGATACAGAAACTTGGTATGGAAACTTTAGAGGTCAAACCTGTAAACGTACAAGTTACAACAACAATATCCGCAAGAACTATGCAGGTATTGGCTATAAATACGATGAAGGCAGAGATGCTTTTATTCCACCAAAACCTTTTGAGTCTTGGTTATTAAATGAAGATACTTGCAATTGGGAACCACCAATTGATTATCCAATATTTGATGAAACAGATCCTAAAGACTACACTTGGGATGAAACAACAATTTCTTGGGTATAATTTTAACAGAAGATAAGGTATAATACTTACATGGCCAACATTAAAAGAGCAAATGCATCTGGTATAACTAAGAGTGGTACTGCAATTCCTGATGTACCTGATGCACCTACTATTGGTGCCGCTACAAATGTAGGTACTTCTAGGGCTTATAATAATGGTTCTGCTACCGTTGCATTTACGGCATCTCCTACAGGCGGAACCTCTACATCTTTCACAGCAACATCTTCTCCTGGATCATTTACAGCCTCTGGTGCTGGATCACCCTTGACTGTAACAGGTCTTCAATCTGCCACTTCTTATACTTTTACTGTTACTGGAACAAATACATCTGCAACTAGTCCTGCTTCAAGCGCTTCTTCTTCTATAACTGCAACCACTGTCCCTTCTGCTCCAACTATTGGCACTGCCTCTGGTGGTACATCTGGAGTTGTATCAGTTCCCTTTACTGCATCTGCTGCTACTGGTGGCTCTGCTATCACTGGCTATACTGCAACTTCATCTTCTGGACGTTCTAATACTGGAGCATCCAGCCCTATCACAGTAACTGAACTTACTGGTGGTTCTCGTACCTACACAGTCACTGCAACTAATGCAAATGGTGCATCTGCTGCAAGCAGTGCTTCTAACTCTGTTACATCTGTCTTTACAGTTTCTTCTGTTGAGTACCTAGTAGTTGCTGGCGGCGGCGGCGGCGCACTAAGTCCCACCAGCGGCGGCGGCACCATGGGCGGTGGCGGTGGCGGCGGAATGTTAGAAGGAACTCTAGGAGTAAGTACTGGCGTTGTTTATTCAGTAGGAGTGGGTGGCGGTGGAGCAGGCGGTGCAGGTGGTAGTGCAAACGGAAATAGCGGCGCTGGATCTTCATTCTCTTCAATCTCCTGCAGCGGCGGCGGCTATGGCGGTTACAGCGATACTGGTGGAAACGGTGGCTCTGGTGGAGGTGGGTCTTACGGCGGAAATGGAATTGCTGGGCAAGGAAATGATGGTGGAAAACAAAATCAATTTGGAGCGTGTAGTTATTACGGCGGGTCTGGCGGCGGTGGAGCAGGTGGGCAAGGCGGAATTACTAATAATTGTGATGGCTCCTTTGCTTCAACTGAGGCTTACGGCGGCGCAGGTAGGGCTAGTTCAATAACTGGTTCATCTGTAACTTATGCAGGTGGTGGTGGCGGTACTGGTTGGACAAACTACGGATCACCAGCACCTGGTGGCTCTGGTGGTGGTGGTGCTGGATCTGGTCATAATGGTGGACCTGGTGGAAACGCTACATACTACGGCGGCGGTGGCGGTGGGTCAAGCCAAGTAAATCCGTGGGGCACATATGGCCCTGGTGGCAGTGGTCATAGCGGAATAGTAGTCATTCGTTATTCAAGCAATCTTAATGCACCAGTAGCAACAACTGGAAGCCCAAGCGTATCTGTTAGTGGTGGATATAGAACATATACATGGACTGGAAGCGGGAGTATAACTTTCTAATGGCACACTTTGCAAAATTAGATGAAAATAATATTGTTATTGATATTATTGTAATTAATAACTTAGAATTAGATCCTTTAAATGAAGAGGCTTCAGGACTTGTGTGGCTAGAAAACTGGTCTGGCGGGTATACCAATTGGAAACAAACCTCATATAATAACAACTTTCGTAAACAATATGCCGCTATTGGAATGTCATATGATGCGATTAGAGATGCTTTTATCTCACCAAAACCTTACCCATCTTGGTTACTAGATGAAGCAACCTGTACTTGGAATCCACCAGTTGACCCTCCAATACCAGATGAATCAAATTATATAATTTATACATGGGACGAAGAAACTACCTCATGGGTAGATATCAATTAAACCATTTAATATAAAATAAAAACCCCCAAGGATTTCTCCAAGGGGGTATTTTATTACCTAAAAATTATTTAGGAAACCTCTTCATCCACTCTTTGGTCTTTGGAGTAATACCCTTCCAAGAAGACCAATCGTCTCCACCATTGGACATATAGTATGCAATCTCCGCATTTTTTACGGGATTGAATAGTTCAGCGTTAGAGTCAAGATCAAACTTATCACGTCTATCTGGACCCAGGTTGTCAATCATATTAATTTGGAACATTCCATAGGAAGAGTCCCCAGTCTTATGGTTTCCGTTAAATGCTAAAGGACGACCATTAGATTCTTTCTTAGCAATAGCCCAGGCTACTACTAAGTCGTTGCCTTTAAATCCCACCAAAGAAAGCAACTTCTTTAACTCAAGATCTGTAAGATCTGTTTTGTTTTCATAACGTTCTAACATTTTTGCTTTAGAAACAACAAAAGCCACCTTGTGGGTGGCAGCAGGGTTTTCAGCCTGTTTAATTAGTAAGTTGTTTTCAGTAGTTGATGCATTCGCAAAGTTGCTAAAAGGTGCCACAACTCCTACCAATGCTAGGATTCCAATCCAAGCCTTCTTGTCTCTTCTCATAATAATAACCTCCTAGAGAACAAATGCTACCCGTTGGTAGCATGTATTAATTATAACATGAATTTGGCCTCAAAGTCAAACTTTAGGTAACATTTCTATAACTTTTTAATTTCCACGTCGGAAAGTGGTATAATAATAAGTATTATGGCTACTGGCGCAACTACTACTTATGATCTTCCTTATCCCGTTTTAACTGACCCTGTAAATGTCCATGGAGACATTCAATCACTTGCTGAGCGGATAGAAGATGTTATTTCAAATGTTGGTCTTCCTTTTATTTCACTTGAAGTTAGAAATGCAACAGGCTCAACAATTGCAAAAGGAACTCCTGTATATATTTCAGGGTACTCAACAAAACCAACAATTGCAAAATGTGACTCAGATGATTTAGCAACTTTCCCAATGATAGGAATAACACAGGCAGCAATTACTAACGGGTCAGATGGAGTAATAATTGTTTCTGGTATATTTGAAAATATTGATACTTCTTCATATACCGCTGGAGAAATCCTATACGTTGCAAATGGTGGAGGACTTACAGATACAATTCCTGCTGGTGGATCAGGGGCGGTAGCAGTTGTTGCTAAGTCAAATGCATCAACTGGAATAATTGTAGTTGGACAGCCAAAAGGCAATGGAACGTGGGGATCAATGAAAGCAGGTTTAGCATAATGGCAACTTATAGAGGTCAAGGCGCATCTACATACGACATTGGTGAAGCACCACCATTTGTTAATTGGACTATTGTAAAAGGAGATACAGCATCCTTTATGGTCTACCTAACAGATGATACGCAGCAGCCTTTAAATATTCCTGATTGGACAATAGAGGCAGAATTTAAAAGACCAACCACAATAGTTGATCCTCAAATAATTACGGACACCGCAACAATACTTTTTACAGTTAATCCTGCACAAGATGAAGATGATGAAGACGGAGAGTTTAAGATTAACCTAACTGCAGCCCAAACCGCACAGTTAAGAACAGATGATATTTTTGATATTGAGTTACGTCTTCCACAAGATACCCTTGTTTGGACGGTTGCCCAAGGCAAGATAACTCTTCTTGAAGATGTTACAAATTAATGGCAAGCGTTACAATAAAAAGCAATACTCCTGTTTTTACAAGAGTGGTTGAAACTGTTTCTTTTCCAAATGTAGAAATTGTTGACACAAATCGTGGGGTAAGTATAAATTCACTCCTACCCTTTAGAATAAGATTTACAGCAACTAAGATACCTAACAGCCTTGGCAACATACCAGCAATTCCATTGCAGATAATTGGCTTCTCTAACTATATACTTTGAAATATATGATATAATTCAGGCATGGCGAAAATATCAATAGCAAGCGTAAAGGCCCTGTTTCAGACAGGGGATAGACCAACTCAAGCAGACTATGTTGACTTAATTGACAGTTCATCTGCAAGATCAACAGATCTTGGTTCAGATGGCAATAACGAAGTAACAATCGCTGGTATTGAGAACAGTACAATCTTTGATAATTTTACTGCCTCAGAATGGAGATCAGTTAAGTATGTGATCTCAATTAAAAAAACTTCTGGTGGTGCTAATAAATATTACACAACAGAATTAACCATAGTCCCTGACGGCACAAATGATAATGTCAGTGAGTATGGGACAGTAGACAATGATGGGAATATTGGCACCATTAGCGTCTCTAGAGCAGGAGATACAGTCTCACTAACTGTAGTTCCCGTGGTGAGTCAGACCCCGATTACCTTACGCTACATGCGTACTGGTTTGAAGGCTTAACCAAGGAGATAATAAAATGGCAACAGTAACAAAAGATTTTAGAGTAAAAGCAGGACTGGTAGTTGAGGGATCAACTGCGACTGTTAATGGAAAGAACGTAATCACAGCAGGTGTCGTTGACGCTAAAGGTGATTTGATTGTTGGTAGTGCAGACGATGCAGTTGCTCGTTTAGGCATTGGCTCAAATGGTCAAGTACTTACAGCAAACTCAGGTGCCACATACGGCGTTGAGTGGTCAGCCCCAGCAGCAGTTGGTGTATTTGGTTCAAGTATTGAATTTGAAGGCGCAACAGCAAATAATTTTGAAACAACTCTTGCAGTAACAGACCCAACAGCAGATAATATAATCACACTCCCAGATGCAACTGGTACAGTAGCACTTACTTCAGACATTACAACACATGCAAACCTTACAGAGGCTCATGGCGCAACAGGTGCAGTAGTTGGTACAACTAACACACAGACACTAACAAACAAAACATTAACATCACCAAAAATTAATGAAGATGTTGCAGTTACAGCAACCGCTACAGAAATTAACTTAATAGATGGTTCAGTAGCGGGTACTATTGTAAATAGCAAAGCAGTAGTTTATGGTTCAGCAGGAGAAGTAAATGCTACAACATTACAAATTGCTGGCACATCACTCACAGCATCTGCCGTAGAACTTAACTATGTTGATGGTGTAACTTCAGCAATCCAAACTCAGTTAGATGCTAAGGCTTCATCTTCAGACCTTACAACTCACGGCAATCTTACAGAAGCACACGGTGCAACTGGTGCGGTAGTTGGAACAACAAATACACAGACCCTTACAAATAAGACTCTTACAAGTCCAACACTTACAACTCCAGCACTTGGTGTGGCTACTGCTGACTCTATTAATGGCACAAGCATTCCAAACACAAAGACACTTGTTGTAACAACAGATAAGTTAAACGTACTTGCAGCAACATCCTCATCAGAACTTGCTGGAATTATTTCAGACGAGACTGGTACTGGAGCACTTGTTTTTGCTAATACCCCAACACTTGTAACACCAAACATTGGTGCTGCAACTGGTACATCTTTGGTTCTTTCAGGGGACCTAACAGTTAACGGTACAACAACTACAATTAACTCAACAGAAATCACAGTTGACGATAAGAACCTTACACTTGGTTCAGTAGCAACACCAACAGATGCAGGTGCTGACGGTGGTGGTATTACTCTTAAGGGTGCTACAGACAAGACTATCAACTGGGTAGATGCAACTGATGCATGGACATTCTCTGAGCATGTTAACCTTGCTTCTGGCAAGGCTTTCTACCTAAACGGTACACTAGAAACAGCAGCAACACAAACTCTTACAAACAAGACAATTGATGGCGCAAGCAACACACTTACAGTGCGAATTGCAAACGATGTTTCTGGTCTTGGAACTGGCGTAGCCACATTTCTTGCAACACCATCTTCTGCAAACCTTGCAGCAGCATTAACTGATGAAGCAGGATCTGGAACAGTAGCGTTTACCACTAGTCCAACATTTGTTACACCAACACTTGGTGCAGCAAGCGGTACAACTTTGTCTCTTTCAGGAGCATTGACTGCAACAGCAATCACACTTGATAATACATCAATAGGTGATGCAACAGCAACTGCTGGAACTTCAGCAACTACAATTGATACATGGTCAGCAACAACATATTCTGCTGCTAAGTACATTGTTCAAATGAAGAAGGCTGGAGCCATTGAAGTAATTGAAATTCTTGTAGCCGTTGATGGAAGCAATAACGTTTACCTAACAGAATACGCAGATGTAATAGGCGGAGAAAGTTCACTTGGAACAACAGATGCTGTTTATGACAACGGAAATGTTCTTCTGCAGGTAACTGCAGCAGCAGCAGATACCGCTGTTAAGATCCATAGAACTTACATCGAAGCATAATTAGTGACGGGAGTCAACTGTGGCAACAACTAATAGAGACTTTAAAGTAAAGCATGGGCTATCAGTAGCCGAAGGCGGTACTTTTGGTCAGGCTGTCACAGTTGGCACCCCAACACAAAATGGACATGCAACAACAAAACTTTATGTAGATAGCAAAGGAGCCATTGCTGCCCCAGCATCAACAGCCCCAGGAAGCCCAGTAAATGGACAGTTATGGTTTGATACTGTAACAAGACATTTATCTATCTATTCAACAGATGCTGCTGACTGGATTATGATTGCAACTTTTGCAGATACAGCAGATCTTAGACAACACATCCACGATACATCAATTGGTGGAAATGGACTTATTGTCAGCGTTTACCAAGATGCTGGATATTACGACTCAATATTTTCTTCAGCAGAAGATGCTGGATACTATGACTTAAATGAGTGGGCAATGGAATGGAATGGCGGAATTGCAATAGATAATTTTAACTAATTATCTGTTATAATATAACTACTAAAGGAGTAGCACAAATGGCAACAAGAATGCAACAGCGCAGAGGTACTGCAGCACAGTGGATATCTACTAATGCTGGAGCAGGCCCAGTTCTTAATTCTGGTGAAATCGGCTGGGAATCAGATACCAATAAGTTTAAGATTGGCGATGGCGTAAATAACTGGTCAAGCCTAGACTATTTTATTGATGGTAACTCAACAGCAAATCCTGCTTTTGGTTCAAGTATTACATTTGAAGGTGCTACCGCAAACGACTTTGAGACTACAGTTGCCGTAACAGATCCAACTGCTGACAGAACAATTACTTTACCTGATGCAACAGGAACAGTGGTTTTGGCTGACGGCAGTGGAAATCTTACAGTTTCAGGAAACCTAACAGTAAGTGGTACAACTACTACTATTAACAGCACAACAATTAATGCTACAACAGGCATTGTTTTTGAAGGTGCAACAGCAAACGATTTTGAAACCACTTTAACAGTCACAGATCCAACAGCCGATAGAACTATCACTTTCCCTGATGATGGTGGAACAGTTCAACTTAGAGTTACAGATGTTTCAGATACAGAAATTGGATACCTCAATGGAGTTACTTCTGCAATTCAAACACAATTAGACGATAAGTCAACTGCATCTAAAACTGAAACTTTAACTAACAAGTCAATATCACTTGGCTCAAACACAGTTACATCAACTCTTGCACAATTGAACACTGCAGTTACTGATGCTGATGTAGCCTCTCTTGCAGGTTCAGAAACACTTACAAATAAGACAGTTTCTCTTGCCTCAAATACAGTATCAGGAACAATCGCACAATTTAACACAGCGGTTACTGACGCAGACCTTGCTACACTAGCAGGAACAGAAACTTTAACAAATAAAACTTTAACTAGCCCAACAGTATCAGGTCTATATATTTCAGATTCAGGGATTGTTTTTGAAGGCTCTGGTGGAGATGATGCTCACGAAACAACTCTTACAGTAACAAATCCAACTGAAGATCGCACACTAACTTTTCCTAACTCAACAGGCACTCTTGCAACACAAGAATATGTTGATTCATCAGTAAGCGGTGCTGCAGTAGATCAGTCTACTTTGGCTGGTACTGGAATTAACTGGAATGCTGGAACAAGTAAGTTTGACGTAGACACACTAGCAATTCAGGCTAAGGTAGCAGATGTTTCAGATACTGAAATCGGATACCTTAATGGCGTTACTTCAGCAATTCAGACACAACTAGATGATAAGTCAACTGCTTCAAAAACTGAAACACTTACAAATAAAACTTTAACCACTCCAACAATTAATGGACCAACAATTACCGCAACTGGTCAAACACCAACAATTCATGGTATTTATTTACCATCTCCACATACAATTATTTTTGAAGGTACAACGGCAGATGAATTTGAAACAACTTTAACTGCTGGTGAGCCAACTGCTGATAGAACTATTACTCTTCCTGATGGCACAGGAACTCTTGCTTTAGCAGCAAACGTAGCAGCACTTTCAGGTGCAACATTTACAGGAGCAGTATCAGGAACAGACCTAACACTTTCTGGTAACTTAACAGTTAATGGAACTACAACAAACCTTAACTCAACCAACCTAGTTGTTGAAGATAAGAACATTATTCTTGCAGATGTTGAAACACCTACAGATACAACTGCTAATGGTGGCGGTATTACGTTAAAGGGTGCAACAGATAAGACGCTTAACTGGGTAGATGCTACAGATGCCTGGACTTCATCAGAAGACTTCAATCTATTAACTGGTAAGGTCTATGAAATTGCAGGAACCTCAGTTCTTTCAGGTTCAACACTTGGTTCTGGAGTTACAGCATCTTCTCTTACATCTGTAGGAACAATCACATCTGGTACATGGACTGGTACAGCAATTGCAATTGCAAACGGTGGAACTGGTCAAACTACAGCAATGACTGCAGCAACTGCACTTCTTCCAGACCAGACATCTAACTCTGGCAAATATCTTACAACAGATGGCTCAGGAACACTTTCTTGGGGAACTGTTTCAGGATACTCAGCACCAACTATTGGTTCAACATCAGTTGCTTCAGGTGCAACAGTAACTACAATTGCTGGTTTAACTTTAGACTCTCCAGTTCTTACAACTCCAAGTATTAGCACTATTGATGCTGTTGGAGATTTACTTATTGGTACCGCAGATAATACTATAGGAAAAATTTCAATTGGAGCAAATGGATATCTTTTGACTTCAAATGGAACAACTGCATCCTGGCAAGCAGCAGCACCAAGTGGTGCAGCATTTAGCGAACTTATGCTAATCGGTGCGTAGCACTTAATAAAATTAAAAGTACTAACCCTTAACAAAAGGTTAACAGATTTAAACTCCGCATAAAACGGAGTTTTTTTCTTTGTAAATTTGTGATATACTTAACACTACTTTGGAAAACTCAAAGTACTCATCTAAATTTGCTTAGAAAGGTAAATACATGTCAGAAGTTTTTTCGTTTCGTCTATCAGAAGAATTTGTAAATAAATATAATAATGTTCCAGCACCATTTGGTTTTACAGATGCTGGATCTAACTCTTTAGGAGAAGTTACATTTATACGTACATATTCTAGAGTAAAAGAAGACGGTACAAAAGAACGATGGCATGAAGTCTGTCGCCGTGTAATTGAGGGTATGTATTCAGTTCAGAAGAATCATGCTAAAGATAATCGTTTACCTTGGAATGATAACAAGGCTCAAAAGTCTGCACAAGAGGCATTCCAAAGAATGTATGAACTAAAGTGGACACCGCCAGGACGTGGCTTATGGGCATTTGGAACCCCTATGACTATGGAAAAACGTAACTCTGCTTCCCTTCAAAATTGTGCAATGGTTTCAACTAGAGATATTGATCGTAATGACCCTGGTGCATTATTTGCTTGGGTAATGGATGCATTAATGTTGGGTATTGGGGTTGGATTTGACACCCTTGGACAAGACAAACAAATGTCTATTTATGCACCTACAGAGCCAGCAGTAGTTTATGAAATCCCAGATACCCGTGAAGGATGGGTTGAATCTGTAAGATATTTAATAAATTCATACCTTCGTCAAAACCAGCCTATTCAAGAGTTTACCTATGACCTTATCCGTCCTCTAGGAGCACCGATTAAAGGCTTTGGAGGGGTAGCCAGCGGTCCAGCACCACTGATTGATCTCCATACACGTATTAGAAATGTAATTGGCTCTAGAGCGGGGGAACTATTAGATAGTCGTGCAATTGTTGACCTTGTTAATCTAATTGGTACCTGTGTTGTTTCTGGAAATGTTCGTCGTTCCGCTACCCTTGCATTAGGCGCAGCAGAGGATGAAGGTTTCATTAATCTTAAAAATCCAGAAGTATTCCCAGAACGTAATTCCTATGATTCAGAAAAGCCAGGATGGGCTTGGATGTCTAATAATTCTATTTCAGCAACAGTTGGAACAAAATATGAAGACTATGTGGATTTAATTGCAGATAACGGAGAGCCAGGATTTATTTGGCTAGACGTGGCAAGAGAGTACGGAAGATTAAAAGATGCACCAGATTATAAAGATTCCAGAATCATGGGATTCAATCCTTGTGCGGAGCAGCCATTAGAATCTTATGAACTTTGTACACTTGTAGAAGTGCACTTAAACCGTCATGAGTCTAAGGAGGACTTCCTCAAGACATTGAAGTTTGCATATCTTTATGGAAAAACCGTAACATTAATGCCAACACATTGGCAACAGACAAACGGTATTATGCAAAGAAACCGTCGTATTGGAACATCTCTAACAGGCATTGCATCTTTTGCAGATAATAGCGGACTTCCAGCATTGCGTGAGTGGATGGACGAAGGATATGAAAAGATTCGTCACTATGACCATAAGTATTCAGAATGGCTATGTGTTCGTGAATCTGTTCGTGTAACTACCGTCAAACCTTCAGGATCTGTTTCTCTTTTATCAGGTGCAACTCCTGGAGTTCACTGGGGACCTGGTGGAGAGTTTTATCTTCGTGCTATTCGTTTTGGTAATACAGATCCAATGATGTATTTATTTAAAGCAGCGGGATATAAAATTGAAGACGATGTAGTATCAGCAAATACCTCAGTGGTTTACTTCCCAGTTGCATCAGGACACAAACGTTCTGAAAAACAGGTTAGTTTATTTGAAAAAATTGGTTTGGCAGCAACAGCCCAAAAGTATTGGTCTGATAATGGCGTTTCCGTTACTCTTTCATTTGACAAAGAAGAAGAAACAAAGTTTATTGCTCCAGCCCTAAATATGTATGAGGGTCAACTAAAGGCAGTCTCATTTCTTCCAATGGGTAACAAAACTTATCTTCAACAGCCTTATACAGAGATTACTAGAGAAGAATATAACTCTTACGTTGGCACAATTGGCAAGATTGACTGGTCTGCAATTTATGACGGTAAAGATAATTTAGATGCAGAATCTGAAAAGTACTGCTCAACAGATGCTTGTGAGATTAAATTATATTAGGCCGTATCCTGCTATAATAAGGGGGATAGGAGAACCATGTCTAACCCATCCAATTTATATGCAGAGAAGATCTTTAGTGAACACCCTCTGGTTCTTTGGGCACTAGACGAGAAACTTGATTACATAAGTTTAATCTCAGAGGCACAAAGGAACATACTTGGCCTTTGGTCTAAGACAAATTGCACGGCTTACTCTGGCACCTCTTTTGCAGGGGAACCATTTTCAACCAGTTACAATACAAATATTAGATGTAACGTACCAGTAGGGGCAACAAATGAGGCAACATTAATCAGTCCAGAGATAGTAAATTTTCAAGATCTAGATTCAAGACTTGGAACATTTTGTGTAGCAACACATTTTTATTCAAATACTCCTTATATTCAGTCAGTTGCTATTGGCTATGAATACACAGACACTACAACATCTCAGATAATTCAAAATTTAAAAGTCTTTCCAACTTCTTTATTTCAGGATTGGGGTTTTATATCTGAGACATTTGAGATCCCTGACGAAAACACAGATTTAAGAGTAGTCATAAAAATTATAACAACTTCTGGTGGAGCCACCACTGGAGACTATGAATTATATTTTAATGGCATAACTGTTGGTCAATGGTCTGAAGAGTTTAATGCAATATCTCTTGGCATAGATTCAGAAACATTTCCAGCAAACATTGACTTAACAACAACTAATGATGTTGTTGCAGCATCCGCTTATGGAATCTCCTCAGATACCGCATATTATTTAGTTGATGGAAATTATCTTGCTGCAAGGAATACTGGAATTCCATTAGTTTTTGGTGCATCTGGTATTACAAAACTTTTACCAAACGGAAACAACCCATCAGTTATTTTTCCTGGCAAAGGGTTTTTGCATGAAGAAGGAAGATATAATAATTATACTATTGAGTTTTGGGCAAGAATTAGTTCAGAAACTAATTCAGCAAAAAGAATATTTGGGCCTATTGGAAGCGAAGACGGGCTGTATGTGGAAGGTGGATTTTTAACACTTTTCATTGGCGGTAATTTTGCTTCACACTTTGTTGGTGAATGGTTTAGGCCAATGCTAATCCATATTGCTTTAACTAATAATAACGCAATAGTAATGATAAATGGAGAACAGGTTATATCTTTAGACTTTATTACTTCATCAATTAGTTTAGCCTCTGGAGTTGAAGAAAACTGGCTTGGGTTCTATGCACACGAAGATGTAACTCCAGTTGAGATAGATGCTGTTGCTATTTACTCCTACAGAGTTCCAGATATTGTTGCAAAAAGACGTTGGGTTTATGGTCAGGGTGTAGGTTCATCAGAAAATATTGATTCTGCCTATAGCGGAACCTCTGCTGTAATTGATTATCCGTTTGCAGACTATACTGCTAATTATAATTATCCAAGTTTTGCACAATGGCAACAGGGAAGTTTTGATAACTTGTCAACAACCGCAACCTCGTTAACAACTCCTGAATATGTTTTGCCAACAATTTTTACGGGTACAAAAACACTTCAAGATTTATATGATGACTCAGACACCCTATATTCAAACATAGCAAGCGGAGACCTTGGTACTGACAGTAGGTTTATATCACTAAATCCTAATAACTCCTGGAATAATGAAGGAGCATATATTAACTTTTCAAATTTTAATATATTAAATGATCAAGTGGCTTCTATCTACGGAGTCTTTCAAATAAATAATCAGGGCAGCGGAGCCGATGATGAAGAACAGATATTATTTAAAATATATAATCAAAGCACAGGAAACTATTTTACTGTTAATGTAGACGGACTAAATATTGTTTACTCTTTAGTTTTCGGTGGAGTTTCAGAAGAAATTTATCGAACAGACCACATTGGACTTCAAGAACTTTTTGCAGCAGGAATTAATATTCAAAATCTTGTGTTAGAAAATGGTGGAAATGTTGCTACATTCTTTGGAAATCAAAACTCCTTAAGCCTCTACGTTGGCGGAGATAACTCTGGAGATAAAACCTTTAAGGGTTATATTTTTTCTGTTGGTCTTTCAACAGCATTAAACTCAAATGAGATATCCTCATATTTTGAAAATAACGGAACTGCGATTGTTGATACTTATACTGGAAGCGGAATTGAGTATTCAGAAAATGCCCTTGCACTTTTAGCGCACACAGCAAGTTATACCCTTTTACCAACATTTGCATATAATAAGTTATTCTTCGATATTGGAGTTTCAGGGCACTGGGAAGACTACCTACCTTTATCTTATTTTGGACAATATGTTCAAAATGATATTGGAAATTCTTTTTATGACTTAGACTTCTTACAGTTTAATCTTGGATATCCATCTACATCTAGCCTACTACAATCAGAAACTGTTGGATCCTGGACGTATCAAGGACTAAAAAATGAGTATAGAGTCTTAACAGAAAAGACTTATGGTGAGTTGGATAATGCACTATTTACGGGTTGGAGTAATTACCAAGACCTATCCCAAAAGTCTTTAAAAAATTATGAATATAATACAGAACAGGCATCAATTAGAAGTTATATAACTTTCCAGTATATTAGCGATGGAGCAAATGCTTTACCTGAAACATTTACAACTACAGTTTCTGCAAAAGAAAACTCAGTTATTGACGTTTCTGAATACGCATCTTGGGGTACAACAAAGTTTGAGGTTGTTGATAATACTTTAATTTATCCAAGAAAAGATGTTGACTTTAATGATTTAGCAATTGTTTATAGTCTTGATTTTAATGTTCGTGGAATCTTAACAAAACCAGTATCTCTTAAGAAACTAGAACTTGCTTCTCAGTCTTTTAATGAAAATTCATTTAATCCAGTTGGAACAAGGTTTGGAACTGATCTATTTCCATACAAGCGTTCTGGTATATATTATGACTACAAAGGAAAAAATCCTTTTAGCATTTATAAAGGAAGCACACCTTATCTCTATTTCAATAAAACATCTGGAATTCAAGTTCGTGGAGATTTTGACTACAATTTTGACCGTGGTATTTCTATGCCTATTAATCAATCTGTTGCAGAAAATTATAAAGTAAGTGCTTTTCAATCTTGGATTAAGTATGATAAAAGATCTTTTCCATTAACTCCAATAAGTTTATTTGAAATAAAATATAAGGCAGATACCATTATTTTTAATATCGTTGCAAATGATGAGTTTGGGCAAAGAGGCAAAGTTTTTGCAAAAAATAAAAGCGATAACTCAGATTTTAATGACCTTTCATATTTTGTAAACGGAAAAATTGTTTATAATCCAGTATTAACCTTAAACGAATGGGCCGTACTAGGGATAAACTTTGGAACGGCCTTAAACCTTGACTTATTCTTAGGATCTATAAACTTAAATAGCCCAGCAATATTTAATAACATCTCCTTTTACCAAGCAAATAATCTTCAGCAGTTGCAATCTAGAAGCACTAGACCTTGGAGCAGAGTTAAGCAAGATGGAGAAATCCAGCAGGATTGGGAATTCTGGCTAAACAATTATTCTTGGGATAGCACCTTGTTTACATTAGCCTCAGCCTTGTATGGGGTAAACTCACAAGAGGTTTATAACAACTACATGGGAACTAATAAGATTATCATTGATGACGAAGAAGGCATGGTGTTTGATGCTGACAAGATGAGAGTCTATAATGACACTAGTTGGTCAGTATCGGTAGGCACACCAGTATAGTCTGCTATACTTATGGTTATGGATTCTCTATTTAGCCCAAAAACTGGTAAACCTATTGTCGAAAATGTACGACGTAAGGTCATTGATAAGCATTATGACTGGGGTCTATACGTGTACAAGAAGTCAGATGGAAAGTGGTTTACTGACGGAACTGGTTCTGTATTAAACATTCCCGCTCAAAAAGGTGACATCTCAAAGATTGCAGAACTTAAAAAGGCTGCAGTATTTAATGGTGATGATGGGGAAGGCAAAGCGGTCTTTGTTCCAGGATTAACAAGAATTTCAGAAGAAGAATATTCAGAACAAAAAGACAGAATGATCCAAGGTTTAATTCCAAATGTTAATGACCTAGGCGCAATTGCAGATGCACAGAAAACATTAAAGACACACGGAAGGGATGCGTACGAAAGTGACTGATGATGATAACTTCCAGTATGTTAGAGCAAGTTTAAATACTCAAGAACAAGAGGATAGCCAGTTTAAGGGTAGCGACCCATTTAATAAAAATTGGGAAGAATTAAAAGAATACTCTGGCTTAGATCAAAACTTTCGCCGTCGGGTAGTAAGACAGATTAGCAAAGCAGTATCTCCAACACCAGCGTATCTAGATTCTGCAAATGCAGTACCTGCTGGAGTAGACGATGCTGGATCAAAGGCTCTTAATCCTGGAACTGTATACAGGAACGGATACGGTCTATTTGATGTAATTACACCACCATACAACATGTATGAACTAGCAAATTTTTATGACACATGTTTTTCAAACCACGCTGCAATTGATGCAAAGGTAGAAAACATTGTAGGTCTTGGTTACAGGTTTGATGTTACAGATAGAACTTCACTAAGATTAGAAACTTCAGAAGATGAAGGCGCAACTGGTAGAGCAAGAAGCAGAATTGAAAGAGCAAAGATTGAACTTCGTGATTGGTTAGAAAACCTAAACGATGACGACTCTTTTACAAAAATTATGGAAAAGGTTTATACCGATGTTGAAGCAACAGGTAACGGCTTTATTGAAGTAGGTAGAACACTTAAAGGCGATATTGGTTACATTGGTCACATACCAGCCACTACTGTTCGTGTTCGTAGACTTAATGATGGATACCTTCAAATTATTGGTCAGGCCGTTGTTTACTTTAGAAATTTTGGTGCAAACAATCCAAACCCAGTAACAGCAGATAGCCGTGCAAATGAAATTATTCACCTTAAGTCATACTCTCCACTAAATACTTATTATGGAATTCCAGATATTGTTTCTGCAATGCCGTCATTAATTGGTGACCAACTAGCATCAAGATATAACATTGATTATTTTGAAAACAAGGCTGTACCACGATACATCATTACCCTGAAAGGTGCAAAACTTTCTGGAGATGCAGAAGACAAGATGTTTAGATTTTTACAAACTGGGCTTAAGTCTCAGTCTCACAGAACTCTTTATATTCCACTTCCTGGAGATACAGACCAGAACAAGGTTGAGTTTAAGATGGAGCCAATTGAAAACGGTATTCAAGAAGGATCTTTCAAGGAGTATCGTAAACAAAATCGTGATGACATTCTAATTGCTCACCAGGTTCCTATATCTAAACTTGGTGGCTCAGATTCTGGTTTGGCGGCAGCACTCTCCCAAGATCGTACATTTAAAGAGCAGGTTGCTAGACCAGCACAACATCATTTAGAGAAGGTCGTTAATAAGATTATTAAAGAAAAAACAGATGTTCTTGAACTTAAGTTTAATGAACTAACTCTTACAGATGAAATTGCTCAATCGCAGATTCTTGAAAGACTTGTTAAGACTCAAATTATGATGCCAAACGAGGCTCGTCAGGCTCTTGATTTGCCACAACGCAAAGATGGAGATGAGCCATTTGTCATGACTCCAAGACAGGCAACTGATGCTGCTGCAAATCTTTCTGGGAATAGAGCAAGAGATACAGAAAGAACAAATAACAATTCTGACTCCCCAAGTACAGTTGCTGGACGCAATCCTGCGGGTGAGGGTAGATCGTCTCAGTAATTGAGAAATCTAATAAAACATTTGGTATAATGGATTCTGATATGATGATAAATAAGGCAAATTGGACAACAGACAAGGATAGCCTACGTCTGTCAATGCCTATTGGTAAGGTAGACGTAGAACGCCGAATGGTCTCTGGCTTTGCATCTCTTGATAACATTGACAAGCAAGATGACATTGTTACAGCAGAAGCAAGTGTTCAAGCATTCAAAAATTTCAAGGGCAACCTAAGAGAAATGCATCAGCCATCAGCAGTAGGAAGAATGATCTCATTTAAAGAAGATCGCTATTTTGATCCAAATTCAAAGAAGTTTTATAACGGAGTTTATGTCTCTGCTTATGTTTCAAAGGGTGCACAGAATGCCTGGGAGAAAGTCCTAGATGGCACATACACTGGTTTTTCTATTGGTGGCAATATTAAGGTTTGGGACGATGCATATAATGCAGACCTAGACAAGTCAATTCGCATTATTAAAGATTATGATCTTTATGAATTGTCATTAGTTGATAGCCCAGCAAATCAATTTGCAAGTATTATTTCTGTTGAAAAGGTAAATGGTCAGAGTGTTGTAACTGGAACATCTGCAGATACTGTTATTGAAAATGTTTTTTACGATTCCGAAAACGGTATTGTATTAGTCTCTGACTCAGAAACAGAAGCAAGCCCAATCAATGGTAAGAACATGGAAAACATTGGTTTTGTAGAAAAAAATGATGACGAAAAAGCAAACATGATAAAGTTCTTAGTTGATAGTGCTAAAGGCATTAGTACAATTAAGATTACCAAGGAGGTAAATAAAATGACAGAAGCAACAGAAGCAGTATTAGATGCTGCAGTTGAAAATGTTGAAATTACTCCAGAGGCACAGCCAGCAGAAGTAGAAACTCCTGCAGTCGTTGACGAAGCACCAGCAGATACTGTTGTTGAAAAGTCTGATGATGGTGGTGCAGTTCCTTCTGCTCTAGTAGTAGAAGAAGAGAGCGTTGTTGCAGAAGTTGAAGCCGAACTTGCTGTAGCAAAGTCAGATGAATCAGTTGCAGATGCAGTTGCTGAAATCAAGAACTCTCTTACTAATGCCTTTGGCGATCTCGCTACAACCATTAAGTCTCTTAATGAGCAGGTTGCAGCACTTAGCAAGTCCGTTGAAACTGTGTCTACAGAAGTAACACAGGTCAAGGGTCAGTTCAATGAGTTTGGAAAGAGAGTAGATGCCGTAGAGCAAGATACCGCTTTCCGCAAGTCTGGCGATCTAGGCGAGATCGTGCAGTTTGAGCCTGTAAAGGTTCAGAAATCCCTATGGGGCGGACGTTTCCTCAAAAATTCCGACCTATTTAATTAACAATATATTCACTAGGAGGTGAAATAATGTCAGAACAAGATAAAGATATAGCCAAGAACTATCCAGGTTCAGGTGGCTCAGGAGCAGAACTTAACTCCCAGGGCTCACTCGTATCAGGAGGTGTTGGTAGTGCTACAGGTCTAGACTCAGCAGCAGCGTCTGTTGGATCACAACTCGGTAACACAGCAACAGCAAACTTCGGTGTAACATCTGGAGCAAATGCTGTTAACCCAACTGGGGCAGCAGGAGGTATTCTTGCACCAGAACAGGCTCGTCGCTTCATCGACTACGTGTGGGATGCAACAGTACTCGCCAAAGATGGTCGTAAAGTTACAATGAGAGCAAACACAATGGAAATCGAAAAGGTTAACGTTGGAGAGCGTGTCATTCGTGCAGCAGCGCAGGGTAGTCCAAACTACACAAACGCTGGTGCAACATTTACAAAGGTAGAACTTACTACAAAGAAGATTCGTCTTGATTGGGAAGTTTCTACAGAATCACTAGAAGACAATATTGAAGGTGGAGCACTTGAAGATCATCTAGTTCGCTTGATGACAAATGCATTCGCAAACGATATTGAAGACCTTGCCATTAATGGTGACGGTGCTACAGGTGACTTCTTGTCAATTATGCAAGGTTTCGTAGCGCAGACTACAAATTCTGTATACACAGGAGGAGCATATGTAAACGATGCTCATGAGTCAGTTGTTACTGTAACAAATGATGCTTGGACACCAACAGTAATGCAGAACATCATTCTAGCAATGCCACGTAAGTATCGTGCAGTTAAGTCGAACCTAAAGTTCTACGCTGGCACAGATGCTTTCCAGGGTATCGTTTCAAATAACGGTACACTAGGCGATGCAATCGCAGAAGCATTTGCTGGTCGCCCAGCAGGTACACCTGCAAACCGTCAAGATTACCTTGATGGAAACGCACAGACAATTGGTAATGCACGTACAACTCGTGTATTAGGAATTGATGTAATGGAAGTTCCTTACTACCCAGATGGTTTCGTCGACTTGACATTCCCATCAAACCGTGTATGGGGATTCCAGCGTGATATTACTGTAAACCGTGAATACAAGCCAAAGAAGGATACAATTGAATACACAGTATTCGTCCGCTTTGGTATTCAATGGGAAGAACTAGATGCAGTTGCTTATGCAGATGCAAACTCTACTTCTGAGTAATACTCATAAATAATTGAATGAGGAGGGCGGTGTAACAACTGCCCTCCTTCTTCACATTCTGGTATAATAACTTAGGAGGATATGATGATGACAATTGAGGAATTAGTTACAAAAACTGTTTTTGAGTTAAAATCCTATGCCAAAAAGAATAATATCAACCTAGATGGGGCAACAACAAAACTACAAATATTGGAAACAATAGGCAGTTTTATTCCAGATCCCAAAAAAGAAGTTATTGAGCCAAGTAAAACAAACGAAAAGATTGCAATACATTCAACTAAAAGTATGCATTGGGTAAAGGTTGGCCAACTAACCCCAGGTTATAATATTGTAACCAAAGAAGCATCAGAAAAATGGCTAACACGTAAGCAGGTCCGCATTGCGACACCTGAAGAATTAGCGAATTATTACGGTAAATAATGCAAATACTTAGACTTCCACCATACCCATTAACTCTTTCTTATAATGTTCCAGATGCATCTACAGAGTATATTATTGTAATTGAGGACCTATTAGAACAGACAGAACTTGAGATTATTCGTGTTTCTAATGCTCAGAAAGTTTTAACCTATACACTCACTGACAATTTTCTTAAATATGATAAGTCTTATCCCGTTACAATTTACGAAAGTATTACGGTTTCTGGAGTTGAAGATTCTCGTGGAGACATTGTTCTAGAAGATAACTTAGACATTGTAAGACCATATGTAGATCCAGCAACACTTGGAACAACACCAACAGAAATTACAGAATATACAGAGTATGAGAATCTTGCAAGAGCGATAATTGATTCCGTTGTTGATGGTTTTTATTATAAGAGAACATATCTAGAAGTTGTTGGTCAAGGAACTGACTATATTCCATTATGGGATAAAGTCCATAAAATTTTAACGGTACATGAAAATGCAGAACTGGTATATGACTCATCAGAAGATCCAGCAGCACTAACTACATATAACTATTTAATAACAAAAGATAAGACTGCAATTACAAAGGATCCTGTGGAAACAGTAGATGCTTTAAACCGTGCAGAAAGAAAACCAGCAAGAATACCCCTAGGATACTCAGACTCAATTTCTTTATTTGATACAGAAGACAGCGGAAATGTTCAAACGGTTAGTGCTGGAGTAGCATTTTCTGAAGGAACAGATTATATTCTTCTTCTAGAAACTGGATACAAAGTAGTACCATATGACATTCAAGATGCAACAAAGATGTTAATTAATGACATTAAGTGTGGAAAACTTGACTACTATAAGAGATACATAAAATCCTATAGCACAGAGCAGTTTAAAATTGAGTACGACAAAAGATTACTTGATGGAACTGGCAATATTCTAGTAGATAAAATTTTAAGTAAGTACGTTAATAACATTGTCAAGCCTGGGATTTTATAATGGAATCATGCGAAGATACAGACTTCATGTATCCCATGAAAGCAGATGTTTACTATCCAATAGTTGAACAAGGAGCCTACGGCAATGTTCAAAAAACTTGGGTTTTTAATAAAACAATAATTTGTAATTTTTCTAAAGATGGAACGGTAGACGAAGAAGTAAAGCCAAACGTAAACATAACATTAAAAAAGGTTTTAATGGGCAGAACAAAAAGAGACATTAGATTTTCACAAGAAAATAATGCAGACGCAATAACAAACGTAGTAATAACAAATATTAGAACAAGAACAGATGTTCCCCTATATATAGAAACTTCTGGAGTCAGGGCTGGTAAGTCAACAATCTATGAAATAGAATCTCAGTCTCCAATCATAGGACCATTTGGAGATCCAGACTATTATGCTTTGGCTATCCGACGTTCAGAGAATCAGGCATCGGACATATAATGAGAGTATCCGTAAACACTAAGCAATTTACAAAAGAAATGAACAACATTGTTGAATATTCTCTGGGATATCTAGATGGGGTAAAAGCGGGCAAATCAGTATTTTTTAAAAACCTTGGACTAAATGTAAAAGAAATATTAGAAAAGTATATTGACTCAAATGCAAGAGCAAACCCTAAAGCACTTCACCACATATATGAGTGGTCTAAAGTAGGAAGCCCAGATGCAAGACTATATGATATAAACTATACGGTAAGCAATTTGGGATTATCATTTATGACAAACTTTAAGCAATCTTCATCAATTAAAAATGGATCAAATGTTCCATTCTACGATAAAGCAAGAATTATGGAACAAGGCATTTCAGTTGTTATTACTCCAAAAGATTCTAATGTTTTGGTTTTTGAAGAAAATGGAGAAACGGTTTTTACTAAAAATAACGTCACAGTTGATAGCCCAGGAGGAGATGCAACCACTGGTGGTTTTGAAAATGTAGTTGACTCTTTCTTTACCAAGTATTTTACTCAAGCATTTTTAAGATCAAGCGGGGTAGCCGCATATTTAGAAAATCCAGTATTATACAAAAAGAATATTGTTGCAGGCAAAACTTATGGAAGATCAAAAGGAGTGTCCGTAGGATATAAATGGATAACGAATGCGGGGCTAATAAATGGCTGATACAGATCTACTTAATACTCCATTAATTTGGATTAACAAATATCTACAGACAAAGGTAGAAGATCTTGCTGGTTTTACTAGGCTTCCATTTTTCCCATCATCCCCATCAACCCTTGATGATCTAACTAATACATTTCCATCATCTCAGGATGGGGTTATGTGTGTTTATGATAGATTGTCAAGAATGAATAAAAGTAAATTCCCGCATATAAAAACAGAGCAAATTTTGTATTATTTTTATGCCACAGCAGAAAACTCAACGGTAAATATGATAAAAATACAAGAGGCAGTTTTAAGATTAATGGACAGGCTAGATGAGTCTGCAGAAGAAGTTAACAACTGGTGCTCTATCCGTAAGGTTAACTTAGGAACAGAAGAAAGCCCTAACTTTATAAACAGCATGTTTTATTTTCATAGATTTAAGGTTTATCAATTAGAAGAGGCAAGAGACATTATTGACTTTGGCACAGCAAGAACCTATGGTGGCAACAAGTTTATCATTGAATTTGACTACCATCAAATGCCACCAATAAATACCC